GAAGAGACATACTTCTGATTTACTAACTCCTACTGCTAATACGATTGATGGTAATTTAACTGGGCCAAGCAAATACATCACCTTTGAGAAAGCAGAATACAAGAATAGCAAAGTTGAACCCATACAAAATAAGTCTCTGAACAGCCCTAAGAACAAACTCACTAAGTTGGCTCGCATAAGCGTGTCAGATAATAGTGGTCTTCAGCATATGAAAATACGAGAAGGAGACAATTTGAAATTAAGGAATGTTATTCACAATGGTAAGTTCAACAAGATACCAATAGTAGGTAAATTATACACTAATAGTGGAAGCACTCTTACTCTCAAAGAAATGACTACTAAAATGAATTTGAAACACATGTTAAGTGCTAATGATATTGTTGAAGTAGATGGTTATTATCTTGTTATTGGTTCAGTTGGCGTAAAAGGCTCAGACACCGAACAGTCCATTGTAATCAAAGATTACAAAACCTTGAGTGCCAATACGTGGACAGGTTCAGCAACTGCTCCCACAATAATAGGGAAAACGATGTATCTGATGCCATATTCAGGGGTATTGAATTACAACTTTGAATCTGATTCAGAAGTGAAAATCACATCAGCAGGAGTATTTCAAACTGTGACTATGGGCGGTGTGGCAATAAAGAAAGAAGATAGTAAAATGTATGGTGCTACACTAACTCCTTTGAGATACAATAGTCATATGATAGAAGTGGACTATGCTGATAAAAACAATAAGTTTGCTAAGTTCAAAGAATCTGATATTCAGTTCTATCAAAAAACAGCAATTAGTCCATTCTACTATTACAGTGGCGACTACTCAATAACCGATGAAGTATTCAGTGGTAGTGTAGAAGATATTGATGTTAGCACAAGTAATGGGTTTACTACATTCAAGTTCTCAGGTAGGGATGATACATCTAAATTGTTAGGAGGCACTGTAAGTAAGACTCTGACTCACCACTCAGATGTGATAAGCACTTCTCTCCCACCAATTTTGAATTATGATTTAGTAAGTAATGTCAATTCTTCTGATAGTAACCCAGTGAATATCTCTTCTAAGACAGTTACTGTTGAGTTAACAGGAGAAAACCCTGTGCCATCAGATGCTTTCAACAAATACTGTTTGTTATTCAATAACACTGGGGATTTGATAGGGGAAGTGAGTAGTTCGACATATTCTTCGGGTGGTGGCGAACACGTTTGGACAATTACACTGAAAGACCAAGCATTAACCACTACTGAAAATAACACAATAAACACATACAATCCATATGGGTCTAATCAAATAAATTACATTACTGGCACTAAGTCTCTACAAAGTAACAAATTACACTCTTTAGGAATATCCGATTTTACATCTATTAGTGAGAAAGGACTATCCTTCAAATCAGGATTAGATATGGCATATGCCAGTAACGCCTTCACATATTCTCCATTACAGTTGTCTTCCAATGATAGTTCCTCTACATCAACTGATGCTCAAATTTTCGGTGATACTCTTGGCTACGATATATCATCACCTAAATCAATATCAACAAACGATTCCATATTTGCATTCACAGTAGGAAATGAAAACGGGGTTAGTGTAACAAAGAGCGATATTATGACCGTTAACTCTGAGATGTTTGATGTCCTTAATGTGAATGAGCAGGATTATACTACTCCTGTAATGGAAGTTGCGCCTATATTTCCAATGGTGTTGGGTAGAGTAGAAACAAATAGCAGCGATACTAGAGGAAACACTAGTCTGTATTTGGTGAATAACAATATAGCGACAGGGGGATTCATTCACCGATTAGAGGATACGTTAGTTGCTGAGACAGGTGGTAATTTCATGCCATCAGATACTATACGTTATTGGGATTTACAACCGATTAATTCAGGAGGATTGGTTAGAACCCACAATAGCATATACAATAGTGGGCGAATAAAGCAAGCCATACAAGGATATGCAGTAGGATATTCAATCAAAGGCAATGGTAGCACTACTTCTATCTCAACAACTCCTACTAGTAAGCCTAAGTTGGGAAGTAACAACCTGAAAGGTTGGTCACAATTACCTACCTATTATCATGCTTCTGCGCCATTACCAAGCACATACCCATTAGATACTGATTATTGGGATGAAGGGCCAAGTAACAAACCATATGAAATAGATATTTTGTATTCTGCCTTTGAACAGATAGACCCTAGAACATTACCATATGAGTTATTAGCAATAGGAGACATATACCCATCTTCTAAACAACGACATAATAGTTTGTTTAATCACTCTAAAACATTTGAGACTTATGGAATAGTTTTGGAAAGCGAAACTACTGGTAAAATGAACAACACTACTCATACACTATATGATGGTCAAACTCATGAGACACTGAAAAGGGATATTAATTTTGAAACACAAACAATAACATCAGCATCTAAGACAACTGAGGACATAAATAGGTGGGGGGTTATCAGGCTCATAGAAGCAACTTTTGATTGGCATTTCAATCCCGTTGATTTTGAGTCGTTGAAGAACTCTTCTGAAATTCCATCCTTACCATATTTTGATTATTGTATGATTCGCAGACCAACGATAGTGAATCTAACTGATTCGCAGTTAGATGGAGATGATTCTATGGGAGACATGTATTACAAACTATCACACCTACAAGGAACTCCTGCTAGTAGTGAGGCAACTGCTGATGGTGATTTCATACTAGAAAGTAATGAATACGGAGGATTAGTAGGAGTCAGCGCAAAAGAAGGATTCCAAAAGAATAACCTATCAATTACAAGTGCTAATGATACATTGAAATTTGGTGGATATACATGGCTTTATGGTAATTCTAGTAACGGACACCCTCTCTTTGGTGTTGAGACATTCAGATTGTTTTCTGCTCCTGATGCTAGTTTGGATGAACTAACTACTAGACTGATTGACGGGTCGGGGGGAATTGATACTTATTTCAAAGACAGGCAGAGTGATTGGCGTAATATCAGATTCCACACTGCATGGTTATTACGCCCTCCCATAACTAGTGAGTTTTTCAAACACCAACTATTGATGAATAGCGAAAGTAGTCCTGCAACCTACAACCCAATGAACGTGATACTACCAATTATAGCAGAAAACAAAGACCCCACCCAAAAAGGTAGTAATCATGATAGAGACATGAGATATTCTCCTTTTCATTCCATAGACGGTTGGGATGATGATAATACTAATAATTTGACTACTAATGATAATAGAACACTGCTTCATACGTCTAGAGTAATTTCTGCAATGGTTGCAAAGTCATTTGGAAGTGGTCAAGCAAAAACTGCCGCAGACTACAATTCGTTAGGAATAGGTAGAACACATGTGTATGATAACTGCATTGGTTTATTCAAAGATTGGCAACCTTCTCAGGATAATACTAGTTGGGATGACTACCACTTGAGTAGTTGTCCTCTTGAATTACCTTCCAATACTAGTTGGGTAAATTACACTCAACCAACAGTTCTCTCCACAACAATATATGGGGAACAACAACAAGAGCAACATACCCCAACTACTAGATTGTGGAAATTCACCAATAGTGAAGTTGGTAGATTTACGTTGAACAATGCTTGGACTTTGGCCTCAGAAGATTATCAAGTATCCCTACTAGGCACTAAGACTGGAATTTATCCTCTCGCTGATTTATCAGGAAATAAACTAATATCTCTAAGTAACTATCGGGCTGCTTCGCATGAAGGCAACCCTGCTGATTATGACATTGGTGGCACTACTATTAGTGGGTCAACTCGTAATAATTTGGGAATGATGTTCTCAACTCAAATGTTAATTAAACCAAGATTTGACTTAACAGAGAAAGCAGTTAGTGGTCAATCAGATGGGGTGGTTACTTCATCCGATGACAAAACCATAACATTCACTTTAGGAGATTGCATTAACACTACTAATAGGGCGCACACATGGCTTAGTTTCATGCCGGATTTGAAAGGGTATTACATTGTGTCTGAAGAATTGACTAATGGTAAGACACTGAAAAATAGCAGTGTTCATGGTATACCCAAATTCATTGCTAAGATAGTTAACCACGTTGTTACTCCTGCCACTATTAGTCCTGCACAATGGGAGAAACACCACTTAACATTCGATACGGCAATAAGTCTTGGGAATTATGGAGACAAATACCGATTAATGAAAATAGCAGAAAGAACATTCTTAGAGACACCGGAGAAGATAGAATTCAATGTAATGAAAGATAGTGGTATTGACTACAAGACAAACACTCATAACTTCAGAACGGGGAGTGCGAGCAATAGCACTGCAACACAAAGTGATGATAACCAGTATTTCAATGAAGGAGTTTACTCCATGTATTTGAAATTGGATATTGATAGTCCTATTACTAGTGATTACAAATTTATTGAGTGTAGGACTCCTGCAAGTGCAGTTAGAAATTTTACTGAAGGGGAAGTCATCACTACACATGTTACAGATGGTAACAGTAGACAGAAAAAAGACGTAACAGTGACTCTAGTTAGGAAGAAGGGAACATCAGAAGCCACAGAAGAATGTTTAGTGCTAACATATGATGGTAATTTAACGGGTAATGGGGTTGTTTCCTTTGGAGAGGTTTTTGACCTTAGTATTGGTATGAAACCTAGACTTAAGAAAATCAAACGGTGTTATGTTGGCACAACATATGATATTGGCTCGGATATAGACGCTGAGTTAAGTAATATCATAATGGAATCGGGGCTGAAATATGATGAAAGGAAAAGCACTGTGATATACACAACTAACATAGTGAACACTAATGGAACTAACAACATAGTTTGCTTGGAAAATGTTACAGAGTTAAATGCTGGTGATGTGATATACAGTGAAGATGGACACTTAATCGGAGAGATACAGGCAATAAGTAATCAGACAATAACGTTTGCATCAGGAACAAAATACTACTCTCCACCACAACATTCTACAATAACCAAATACAATAAGAAAACGTTTGTGAGCAATCTAACATTCAATAGTTTTGATGTGTTTAGTGCTATTAATTCTCTAACGCAAAAGAAAGGGCTTGATTACAGAATAGAAGACAATAAAGTAATACTGAGAAATTTAGAAGATACATCAAATATCAAACGTAAGAAAATAAGTTTTGAACACCTAACAGGTCATGAACCAATTAAGAATAACACATCACTATTTGATAAAATCAACAGAATTATTGTTATTGGAGATGGTGTAAGATATGAAATGGATTCTCTTGATGTCAAAAATAGGAAGACTATGACTGTTAATGACTCTACAATAACAACAGAAGAGGAAGCCCAAATAGAAGCAATGAAACTATTGGAACTACACAGTGGTAAGGCTAGAAAGATTACGCTACAAATTCAACGAGAAGGGTTTGAACTGCTAGAAGCAGGAGACATAGTTACATTGGACTTCCCTACTTACAACATTCCATTAGGAAATTACATTGTGTTTGAGATAGAGAATGTTCTAGGGCCGATATTAACTCTAACAGTTGGTTCTTACAGTAAGGGGATTGCTGAGAGACTTAATGAAATATCACAGGGAAGTAAGCAAAACATCAATCATCTTCTTTCAGCCAACTCAAGTGGAACAGTTGGTGGCAAGATGATATTCGATAACTTGAAAATAAAGATGGATTCCATTGAATACAAGGTGGTAGGCGAGACGATGAATGCAAACATGGGTTTCGATGATGTGTTTGGTTTTACTGAGACAGTAGGATTTGAAACAACATCAACCGGAGTAATTGCAATTAAGAAAGAATACAAGGATAGATTCTACGATTAGGTGAGTAAAATGATAGTAAATGAAGGCGGATATGATATTGCAAATGTGTATATTGCAGCAAATTACACTAAGGTCAAGGTGGGGAGTGGTTCTGATGTTACATCAGCAGGTCAAAAGGATTTGGAGTCATATGTATTTCACAAAACAGTAACTCCAACAGTTCTTGATAATACTAACCACATGTTATGGAATGTTAGTTTCACAGGAGCAGAATTAGGTAATGAGGGAGTATCAGAGTTGGGAATTTTCCACAAGACAACGGATAAACTCTTGAGCCGCGTTACCTTCACGAATACAGGAGTGTTAGCGTCAGCCGACACATTAACGTTTACAATTAGGATGGTGGTGGGCTAATGGTTAACACAAATCCTAACTTCATAAGCACACTTGACGTTGCACCTAGTTCTAGACTAATAGATGGAACAGACAATATACACAGTGGAATAATTAACGCTCTAAACGTTGCAAGTGGTGGTAATAGAGTAGTTACAGGGTTCGATATAGCACAATCTGATGGAGGATTGTATACTAAATATACCCTAAATGGAGGTAATCATTATTTTCTGCGAGAAGGGATGCTCGCTGAGATAGTGAATAAGACAACAACAGGGGATGGTAGTGGTAATACTGCTGCTAACGGAGAATCTACTGCTAGTGAAGCAAGTGTTTTCCAAACAAGAACTGCTAGGACTGACGGTAATTGGTATGCCACTTTGGTTATTTGTGACGGTTCACAATCTAATGAAACTCTTAACACCCTAAAATTGAGAGAAGATGAGTTAGCAAATAAAGTGTCTTCATTGAAATCAGGAGATATACCTGTCGCAATAATAGAAATAGCCAATGGTAGTGACGCTGATGCTATTAATAGAGAAGTGCAGTTTCTAGGATATGAACAGGCTAATCAGGGACTTAGTATCATAAATGACGTTAGTGGAGTGCCTACTGAAAGGTTGAAAATAAACTCAATTGGAAAGGTAACGTTACAAGGTAATACAGGTCAAATATCCTTCCCAACAGTAGGAAGCACCAATAGCACTCTTGCTACTACTTCTCAATTACCAACGGATGCCAGTGTTAGAGCGCATGTTGAAGCCGCTTCTGATTCCAATGTGTTCACGGATGCAGACCATACTAAACTGAATGCTATTGCTGCCAGTGCAAATAACTACTCTCTACCAACTGCTGCCGCAGGAACACTCGGTGGAATCAAAGTAGGAACTAATCTAAGCATAGATAGCAATGGGATATTATCGGCTCAAAATGATGACACGCAACTAGCAACAGAAGCAGTCCAAGATATAGTAGGAGGAATGTTTTCAGGAAATACTGAAACAGGTATTAGTGTTACATATCAAGATAGTGATGGCACAATAGATTTAGCACTTACAACTACTGATGTTGATGTTAGCGTTAGCAATCTAGAAACTAGGCTTGCTCAGATAAACACTGCTACCACTATTGGTAATGGGGTAGCCATGACTATGGGTGGAAACCTAACAGTCACTGGTGATTTGGTAGTCAGTGGTAATACTACAACCTTAGATGTAACTAATCTAGCAATAGAAGATAACACAATTCTACTAAACAAGAACCAAACTGGAAACTCCACTACCGATGCCGGAATAGAAGTCGAGAGAGGAAACCTAACCAATGTTTTGATGAAGTGGAATGAAACTACTAACAGGTGGACTTTCACCAATGATGGAAATAACTACTTCAACATACCAGTTCCTTCGGAGTTGGCTAACCCCTATACTCATCCGAGTTCAGTTGTTACAAACATAGACACTAGTGGAGCGACAATAGTAGATAACATTGCTACTGATTCCACTGGTCATATTACAGCAATGGGAACTAGAACCCTAAGCCTAGCAGATTTAGGATACACAGGAAGTGCCGATGCTAACACATACACTCATCCTAATCACTCAGGAGATGTAACTTCCAGCGCAGATGGGGCTACAACAATAGCAGCAAACGCTGTAACCACAGCCAAAGTAGCAAACAGCGCAATTACTTCTGATAAGATTGCAAGCAATGCAATAACGAATACTAAAATTGATTCCAATGCAGCAATAGCACAAAGCAAAGTTGACGGATTAGTTACTGCTTTGAGTGGCAAAGAACCTTCTTTGACAATAAGTGATGGTCTAGATAGAAGTAGTGCTACACTGAAACTAGACATCTCAGGGCTGACTACTCAAAATGCAATAGACAGAACTGCTGATTTCGTTGCTTTCCATGACAATTCAGTAGGTCTGAGAAAGGTAAACCTAGCAAATATATTCGGCAAATTAACTGCAAGTGATATACCTAATTTAGATGCGTCATATAGAGCAGTAGGCACTCAGATAGTCAATGCAGATGTAAGTAACACTGCTGCTATTAGTGCAGATAAGATTGCAGAAGGAACTACCAATAAACTCTTCACTTCTACACTAGAATCTAAACTATCGGGTATTGCTGCCGGAGCAGATGCGAATGTTCAATCAGATTGGAATGCGGGTAGTGGTGATGCTCAGATACTGAATAAACCAACCATACCAAGCGGTAGTCAAATAATTGATTGGACAGCAAATGGCGCAGGAACAATACACTCATCTAACTACACCGATACCACATACTCAATTGGTGATGGTGAACTTTCACAAAAGAATTTCACAACTGCCCTTTACAACAAACTTGTAGGGGTAGATGCTAATGCAAACAACTTCGCATTGACAAATGGTTCAGTTAGTAATGACCACTTAGCGGGTAGTATCCCTAATTCAAAGTTAGCAGACATTGCACAAAGTAAGGTTACTGGACTGGTTACTGCTCTGAACACTAAGGTTGAGAACTTAGGTGACTTGAGTATAACTGCAAGTGCTACTGAGTTAAACATACTAGACGGAGTATCAGGAGTTAGTTCTACTGAAATAGGCTACTTAGATGGAGTTACTTCTTCAATACAAACTCAACTTAACTCTAAATTAAGTTCCCTTGCACTAGCAGGATTGACTGATATTAGTTCTTTTGATGCCAGTATAAGCAATGGTGCTTCAGGTAGTGGAATACCAAGCACATTAGCAGTAAAGACCTATGTTGATGGTAAGGCTACTGTTGATACAACTTACTCAATTGTCACAGCAGATGGACAAGATACTAATGGGAATAATGACCCAACTTTCAAAACAATCAATTTGGCTGATAATACTAGTGGCTCAGGTAGCGTAGTTCATTTAGCAGTAGGAGCAGGTTTGACTCTTACAAGAAATGCTGCTAACAATACTATCACGTTTGATAACGTATCTAGCACAGTAAGCAAATCATCAATAACTCCAATTCTTGCTTCTTACGATGGAACTGAAACCGTGAATATCGGTGATACTGATAATGATACTACTGTAAACATTAGGGGTAATTTGAATGTTTTAGGAACTACTACTACTGTAAATCAAACCCAAGTCAATGTTCAGAACGCATTTGTCTTTGAAGGAACTACTGCTAATGACTATGAAACAACTCTAACTATCACAGACCCAACTGCCGATAGAACAGTAACTCTACCTGATATAACTGGAACTCTGATTACATCAGCAGATACAGGAACTATTAGCAACGGAATGTTAGCATCAACATCTGTAAGTAGTGCAAAGATTGCTACTAACGCAGTCCTAACAAGCAAGATTAATGCCAGTGCAGTAACCACTGCTAAGTTAGCAAGCAATGCAGTAACTAATGCTAAACTTGCTGATGATGCAGTGCAAACGGATAGCATTGCTGATGGCGCAGTAACTGTTGCCAAGATAACAGGACTCACTGATTTGGGAAGTGGGGTAGTTGTTAGTTCGGGAGAGAGAACTAAACTATCAGGAATTGAAACGTCAGCAGATGTAACGGATGCAACTAATGTCGCGGCGGCAGGGGCTGTGATGGATGGAGACTTTAGCAGTAATGGATTCATGAAAAGGACAGGTGCAGGAAGTTACGCTGTTGACACCAATGCATATTTGACTTCTCTATCAGTAACTGGTCTGTCTGACATAAATGCATTCGATACAGATTTGAGCAGCGTAAGTGCGTCTGACGATTCGCTTGCTTCTGCTAAAGCAATCAAAGCGTATGTAGACTCGAATGTAGGAGGAGGAGGCTCTATGACTTCATTCAACATAAAGGATGGTGTTGGAACTACTATCAATGTTACAGATGGTAAGCATGTTCAGTTTACACAGGGAACAGGAATAACAGCAACGTGGACAGACACTAACAGTGGTGCTTCTACTGACCCATTCGACATTACTCTAACTAATACTGGGGTTACTTCTAACGTTGCAGGAACTGGTATTAGCGTAAGTGGGGGAACGGGAGCAGTAACTATTGCCAACACCGATTTAGGTTCAGCCCAAAACATATTCAAGACAATAGCAGTTAGTGGACAAGATAACCTAGTTGCAGATTCAAATAGCGATACTCTAAACATAGCAGGTGGAACAAATGTTACAGTAACTACAACTGCGGGTTCTGATACTCTCACAATAAGTTCTACTGATACTGATACACACCTAACTCAAGAACAGGTAGAAGATTACGTTGGTGGGTTGATTACAGCAGGTAATCACATTACTAAGAATTACAATGATGGTAGTGGAATACTAACTATTACAGGAACGGCGAATGATGATGTTTCAGTTCCTAATCTGAAAACAGCATTAAACTCAGACTTTGATGGAGACTTCACAATAGGTAGCCAATCAGATGATACCCTAACTGTGAGTGGCTCACTAACTGTTGGTTCGGATTTGATAGTAAGTGGTAACACTATCACAATGAACACATCTACTCTAACCGTAGAAGACCCACTAATTGCTTTAGGTAGCAATAACCCCGCAGATTCAGTTGACTTAGGTTTCTATGGTAAGTATGTTGATGGTAGCACTATCAAATATACAGGACTGTTTAGAGATACTTCGGATAGTAATAAGTGGAAGTTGTTTACTGATACTGGCAATACACATGCCGCGCCAACTACCACTGTTAACACAACTAGTGGATTCACACTAGGCACTCTAGTAGCCTCTACATTTGAGGGAGGATTAGTTGGCAATGCAACTACTGCTTCCACACTGGCTACTGCTAGAACAATAGCAGGAGTTTCGTTCAATGGTTCAGCAGATATTGCCATACCAATCAACAATCTAACAGGGACACTATCTGTGGCAAATGGTGGCACTGGTCTAACATCAATAGCCACTTTACTGAACAGTAACGTATCTCTAGCAGTCGCAGACCTTTCTGATATTGCTTCACTTGATACAAACATAAGTTCGGTTAGTAGTAATGACGATACTCTCGCTTCTGCTAAGGCTATCAAAACCTATGTTGATGCTCAGTTTGCAGGTGCAGGTTCAGGAGATATGACTGGTGTTGATATTACAGCAGGAGATGCAATAACAGTATCTCAAAGTAATACAACAACAGGAAACTACACTGCGACAATAGGTGTATCGGGATTGGCTGTTGCACAACTAGCAGGAAGTGCATTACAACTTAGTTCAGAATCATTCAACAATAATGATACTAGCCTAATGACTTCTGCTGCTATTGAAGACAAGATTCTATCTTACGGCTATGGGGTAGGAACTGGTGATGGAGATATTACCTCAGTGATTGCAGGAACTGGTCTATCCGGTGGAGCAACTAATGGTGACGCTACACTCAATTTGGATTTCTCAGAACTAACTGATATGACGGGAGGCATTAGTGGTTCAACTGAATTCATCCTACAAGATGGCACTACTGAGAGCCGGAAGGCAGCATCAGAAATAGCACTATCAAATTTCAACAATGATGCTAACTGGAATAACTACTCTCACCCAACAGGAGCAGGTAACAACCACGTTCCAACAGGAGGTTCAGCAGGAGAGTTCTTGAAATACAGTTCTAGTGGAACTGCTACTTGGGCTACTCCTTCATACACAACAGAGGAACAGATAGAGGATTTCATTGCCGCTATGATTACGGCGGGAACAAATATCACTAGCACGTATGATGATACAGCAGGAACATTGACTCTAGCATCTACCGATACCAATACACAACTCTCTACTGAGCAAGTCCAAGATATTGTAGGAGCAATGTTGGTCGGAACTGAAACTAGAATTGCTGTTGGTTATGACGATACTAATGGTAGGATAAATTTCGTAGTAGATGATATGACTAACAACACTACTTACAACCAAGCAACAAGTAGTGATTTAGGATTGGTTAAGATTGGCTACACTGAGAATGGTAGGAATTATCCGGTTGAACTATCATCAGGACAAATGTTCGTTAATGTTGATTGGACTGATACTAACACTAACTTGACCCTATTAGATGAAGATGATATGGCTTCTAATAGTGCTACTGCGGCGGCAACTCAACAATCCATTAAGACATATGTAGATACTGAAGTTGCTGATTTAGTTGCTTCTGCTCCTACTGCTTTGGATACTCTAAATGAACTAGCAGTTGCTTTGCAGTCTAATGATTCGGATATTACTACAATTACTACTGCACTAGGGAACAGACTAAGAGTTGATACAAACAGTCAAGGATTATCCGCTACACAACAAGGATATGCAATAGACAACTTAGGTATCACTGCTTCACTAGCAGAAATAAACATACTAGCAAGTGGACTATCTGCCGGAGATATACCAAATCTAGCGGCTTCAAAGATTACTAGTGGAACTTTTGCTACGGCAAGAATACCCACATTGAACCAAAACACAACCGGAAGCGCAGGGAGTCTATCTGCTACGCTTGCAGTGGGTAGTGGTGGAACTGGCTCTACTACTGCACCGATGGTCGGTGTGATTACTGCTGCTAATGCAGGTGCGGCTAGAACTGTGTTAGGATTAGGAACAGCCTCTACACTATCAGGAACAGGAGCAGTAGCAGATAACAACACTGGCTTAGTTACAGGAGATGTGGTCTATGACTACATAGCCGCACAAAACTTCGCATCTAGTGGTGCATCTAACTTCGTTGTTGGTGATATAACAGGACAAACAGCCCTTAGCAGTGGACTTCATGCAACACAGGATGAACTTGTCATTAGTGATAATGGTTCACTAAAGAAGGTGGGTATTGGTGTTCTACAATCCTATATGCAAAGCGCATTAACATTCACATCTGATACTCAAAGAAGCGCAGGAGCATTATTGGACTTAAACGGCAATGCGTTAGATGTTGACTTGTCTGAATTGACTGATATGACAGAAAATTGGACAGCATCAGAAGATGAGTTCGTAGTGTTAGATGATGGTGTTCAAAAGAGAAAATTATCTTCAGAACTATTCGGTTCTAACGCATTCAACTCAACCGCATATCTAACCGCCCACCCTAATATCAATGCGGCAAACTCTGTGGATAACAGTGGTAGAACATACATACAAGACATTACATTAGATAGTAATGGACACATTACGGCGATTACTTCTGCTACTGAGACTGTAACTGATAGTGGTAATACTGCATACACTGTAAGTATCCCCGCTTCAACAACTAAGTTGAGACTAACTGGTTCTGATTCTAGCACAGACGACATAGAATTTGATGGTGGCACTGCTATTACTGTTACAAGAACCAGCGATAGTAAATTCACTATTACTAATGATTATCCTGATGTAAACCACAATGTAACTACTAACTTAGCAATTACAGGAACAACAGGTGCAAGAACAATAACTTCTTCTGATGGAACGGATGCAGAAATACCAGTAGCCACTACTTCTGTAAGTGGTGTAATGTCCACAGATATATTTGATGCTGTTGAACTTAATACTGCTAAAGTTAGCAATGTGACTACCAACTTATCAGTGAGTAGAAATGGAACTAAATTAGATGTTGTATCATCTGATGGAACTAATGCAGTATTACCATTGGCTGATACTGATAATTGGGGCGTAATGTCTGATGAAATGTTTGACAAGTTAGATGGTATTGAAGCATCTGCGACAGCAGACCAAACTGCGGCAGAAATTACTGCACTGTTAGATGATGTAGCAAGTTATACACTTGGAACAAACGCAGGAACAATTACCGTAGGTAATGACTTAACTGTAACAGGAGATTTACTTGTAAGTGGAGATACTGTAACAATCAATACTGCAACACTTGATGTTGAAGACTTAAACATAACAGTGGGTAAAGATGCTACTACTTCCTCTGCTACAAATGGTGCAGGGTTAACTTTTGGTGCTTGGTCAAGTGGGACTATTCCTACTCTAACATGGGTTCATGCAGATAGTAGGTTAGCAGTGAATAAGTCTCTTTATTCCAGTGGTGGTTTTGTTGGGGCATTAACAGGTAATGTTACTGGAAATCTAACAGGAGATGTAACAGGAGATGTAACAGGAGATGTAACAGGAGATGTAACAGGAGATGTTACTGGAAACGCTACAACTGCTACTAACCTTGAAGGAACTACTACTGCTACTCATGTGTATGCAGGGCCAACAACAGGTAATGCCGCCGCACCTGCGTTTAGAGCATTGGTAGCCGGAGATATTCCTACACTAAATCAGAACACAACTGGAAGTGCAGGTTCTGCTACTACTGCTGGTTCTGCTACAACAGCAACCACAGCAACTCATGTAGCAGGGGGATTACTAGGTTCTATACCGTATCAAAGTGCAATAAACACTACTGCTTTACTAGCAGGTAACACTGCTGCAACAAAGAAGTTCATTACACAAACAGGAACTGGTAGTGCTTCTGCCGCACCTTCTTGGGGAACAGTAGTGGCAGGTGACATAGCAAGTGGAACATTTGCAGATGGTAGGATTAGTCTATCTTCTGTTGCTCAACATCTTATTACAGGAACAAGTCAAACCAAATATCTAAAGATGACTACTGATAATTCTGATGTAGCATCTCTTACTGCTAGAAGTGCTAGTGAAATGTTAGGAGATTTAGGAGCATCAGCAGCAGGTAAAGTTGCTATTGCAGTAGCAAGTCCAAGTGATAGCACAAGTGGTTTGGTTAAATTAACAGCAGATGGTAGTGGGAGTTTAAGTTCTAGTTTAGATACTAGCACATATCTAACATCTGTTGCTACTGGCGATATTGCTAATGATGCAGTAACCTATGCAAAGATGCAGAATGTTGCTAATGATGAAAGAATACTTGGGAGAGTTTCAGGTGCTAATGGTGTAATTGAAGAATTAACTCAAACACAAGTATTGACATTCTTAGGTGTTGAAGCAAGTGCTACGGCAGACCAAACTGCGACTGAGATAGCAACACTATTCAGTTGGTCAACAAACCCTGAAGATGGTGCTACTGCTGACCAAACTGCTTCTGATATAGCAACATTATTCAGTTGGTCAGCCAATCCTGAAAGCGGGGCAACAGCAGACCAAACTGCTACTGAAATAATTGGATTATTAAACTCAGATTTAGGTGGTAACTTTACAATAGGAAATCAAACTGATGATACTGCTACATTTGCAGGTCATGTTTCTGTTGGAGGTAATCTAACAGTAACAGGAGATACTATTTATCACAACGAAACTATTAGAATTACCGAAGATAACAAAATATCATTCTTCGCAACTAATGTGGGTGGTGATAATAGTAGTGGTGATGATGGAGAAGTAATACTGCGAGCGCAAGACCCTTCTAACGCTGATGTAACTATTGATTTACCTTCATCATCAGGAACAATAGCACTAACAAGTGAATTACATGATGCAGTTTCTTTGGCAAATGTTACTAGTAATTATCTCAGTATATCAGGTCAGGAAATAACTGCGGGAACTGTGCCTGTTGCACTGGGAGGAACTGGGGCTACCTCTGTTCCTATGGTTGGGCTAATCACTGCCGCCGATGTTGCTGCTGTAAAGACCATCTTAGATTACGGTAATTTAGCAGCATTAGATGCGGTAGGGGCAGCACAGATAACTGATAACTCAGTTGGCGCGGCTGAATTAAATGTTAGCGGAAATGGAACAAGTGGTTATGTTCTTTCTTCTGATGCAGATGGGTCATTTACTTGGGCTGCTCAATCAGCAACAGGAATAGCATTAACTGCTTTATCTGTTGGCTCAGAGGCAAGTGCTTCAGGTGATGGAGGAATAGCATACAATGACAGCAATGGTGTATTCACTTACACTCCCCCACTTAACATAACAGGAAATGCGGCGACTGCCACTCTAGCAACAACCACTACTGTTACTGATAACAACACAAGCACTGTATTTCCAGTAGTTTTCCATGATGAGTCAAACGCTCTATTAGATGATACTGGTAATTTCACATACAGACCCGATATAGGAGAGGTTCGTGCAAACTTCCTAACAGCAACATTCGATGCTAATGTAAGTGGTAGTGGTAAGGTCACGGCAACACAGGTTGCTGCTACTACAATATCTGCTTCTTCGGCTCTAAGTGTTCCTTCGATTAATGCTACTGGTTCGCTTTCTCTAGCAACTGCAAGTAATGGAAATTTAGTTCTATCCCCTCATGGAACTGGCTTTATTTCTATGAATAACCTGTTAAGTAGAAGAGGAAGTGCCGTTATAACTGATGCTCCTGATACGGGTAGTCCTCAAAATGCTAATGCTACATATGCTCAAGAACATGGGATAACTAAAATTCAAGGAAGTGGCACTACCTTTGGAAGTGTGGGTGATGGTTCTGCTATCTCTGTTACTGTATTACCTACTGGCTCAGTTCAGAACTCTAATTGTAGTTACAGAGGAATACGCGGAACAATACACATTGATGCTGGATTATCTAGTAATAACTTCGTCATGACTCAAGATTTCATTGCCAATGATAGTAATGGTAATGGCATGTATGATTTCATATCATACGGTGTTGTGTATGAAGGGTCTGATGATATGCCATTCTATGTAGCATGGGATGAGGTATCAACAAGTGATATGCCCTTGAAGATAATCAATAACATGGGAACTTCTACAACAAACTCATTGAGAGTGTGGTGGGATTTGACGTTATTCCCCGAAGTCTGATAAACTAGTATGGGGTGCGAGGAACAACACATAATGGACAGTGAAGTTATGGTGAAGGTAAATGACAGATAGTGATTTTACAGTAAGAAAGGGATTACTCGTAAGAGACGGCAACGTTTCTCTTAGGGGAGACAACAAGGAACTCCGATTTTACGAAGGGGCTAACTATGTTGGGTTTGAAGCCCCTGCTTTATCTGCTGATAAGATATGGGTGTTACCTGCTGCCGATGGTTCAACTGGTCAAGCGTTGAAGACTGATGGTAGTGGTAATCTTGGTTGGGTTACTGCGGGTGATGTTACATTAACAGGGACTCAAACACTCACGAACAAAACTCTGACAACTCCTAATTTGGGAACACCATCAGCAATAGTTCTTACTAACGCAACAGGAACAGCCGCTAACTTAACAGCAGGTAAAGTGCAAACTAATGCAGGTGCATCAGGCAACCAATATGTTGCATTTATGAATGATGGATTAGGAATAGGTCAGGAGATGTGGTTTGATGACCAATTCAAATACAATCCCTCAACTAATGTTCTAGGTGGGGGATTATCAATAGATACTACTAACATACTTATCTCCGGTGGTCAAGGTTCTGATGGTGATGTTCTAACTTCAACAGGTTCAGGCGTTGCTTGGGAAGCAGTAAGTGGTGGTGCTTCTGATATTGATGGGTTATCAGATGGTAAAACAAGTGATAACTTTAGTATAGGATTAGGTCTTAATGCACTATATTCCATAACTGATGGACAAGGACACCAAAATATAGCGTTTGGTGTTAATGCTGGTTATGCTGTAACGGTTGCAGATAATAACACTCTAATTGGGGCAAGAGCAGGTAGCACCTTAGACAGTAATGACAATACAGCCGTAGGTTATCAGGCATTAAGATATGGAACAGGTGTAAGTAATACAATGATTGGTGCTAATGCCGGAGAAGGCACAAGTGGTAGCGCATCAGGAGCAAATAATACAATGGTCGGTAAATCGGCTGGCTTCTCTTATACCACAGGTGCAAGCAATACACTGATTGGTGTGAATGCAGGTCAGTATATCACAACAGGTGGAAGTAATATCGCCATCGGAGTAAATGCCTTAGAACGAGCCTCCACAGAAACAAATAATATCTCTATTGGTAATCAATCAATGGGTGGTGCTTATGGACAAAGTGCTACGGGGGCTTACAATGTAGCAATTGGCACTGATGCTGCAAGATATGGTTTTCAAGCAAATGGCGGCTCTAATGTCGCTATTGGTAAAAAGGCCATGTATGGTTCTAATGGTAATAGTAGTGCTGCTAGTTACAACGTAAGTATAGGTGTAGAAGCAATAGAAGCAATTACAACAGGCGATTATAACGTAGGTGTAGGTTATAAATCATTAGAAGCCAATACAACAGGCTCAAGAAATGTCGCTATCGGTGCGAATTCCTTAGACGCTATAACAACTCATAGTAACCTAACTGCCGTAGGACATAATGCGGGGACAGCAGTAACCAGTTCTAACAACCTAACTGCAATAGGCTATGAATCAGCCAATGCTTTAACAAGTCAAATAGAATGCACCTATGTAGGTTATCATTCAGGTAATGGAGCAACTGGAACACATAATACAGGCATAGGGATGAATGCAGGTAAGAGTATTACAGGTAACTTCAATGTAGCAGTTGGAAGAAATGTTGCATACTTTGGTGGTGATATGGATATGACTACCGCAATAGGTTGTGAAGCAGGGTTCTTTTGGGGTAATACTCCTACTGTTCACGATTATACAGTAGCAGTTGGTTATCAAGCAGGTTACAAAGGTGGGACTAATTCAACTTATGTTGGGGCTGTAACTGCCTATAATCAAACAGGTGCTTATTCTGTTGCAGTAGGTTATCAAGCATTACGCTCAACTATGGGTGCAGGTGCAGGTGCAGGTAATACCGCAATAGGCACACAATCAATGTATGGGGGTGTTGGTGCTATTAGTGGGGCTAACAATACATTTACAGGTTATAAATCAGGATATTTAGTAAGTTCTGGAACAGGTAATGCTGGTTTTGGTTATGAAGCATTAGATAATGTTAGAGATGGTTCTAAGAATATCGCCATCGGTTACCAATCAGGGGATTCAATTTCATCAGGCTCAAACAATGTTGTAATAGGAAAAGCCGATGTAGCAGATGCAACAGCCTCAGACCAATTATCAATAAGTTCAGGTGATGGTTCTCCTGTATGGATGACTAGTGATTCAACAGGTGTTGTTGATTTCCCTAATGGTTTAACAAACAATGGTGCTGCAATAGAATCATCCTTTGAAACTATTACAGACGTAACAATAGGTTCAGGAACTAGTGGAACAACATCAGGAATATATTTTGGTGCTAACAATGAAGCAGGTGTAGTTGCAGGTGAAATTAGTAATCAATCAGTAGCAAGTGATGGTTATATTGAACTAATGAATTGTGATTTAGATGCTGAAAGTGGTGCAAGCGGATTACAAACTATTGAATTAACCGTTCAAATACAGGATGAAACAAATAACAATGTAGAGTCTTTCAAGGCATTAGTTCAGGGAATAGAAAAAACAGTATTAGGAACTACTGTTCGTGAAGTTAACTACACAGAATGGGCTATAATTTACTCTAGTGGAGCAAATAGAATAGGACAGTTAGAGGCTGATTATGATTCATCAGATGATACTATTAGAATTAGATACAAACATACTCAAAGTAGCACTGCTACCTTAACCGCTACATTTTATGCGGTAACAATGCAAAATAATACATGAGGTGAATAATATGGGTAGACAACCGTTTAGAAGAAGTAAGAGCGATGGAACATTAGATGATGGAACAGGGGGCGGTGGTAATACAAGTGGAATGCCGATTGTTGGCGACCAAACTAATAACTACACTAATTTTTACATTATGAGTAATAGTTGGGGAACATCTAATACTGCTAAAGACTTTGATGCTGAGTTTTTTGGAAGTGGATATGGATTTTACTATATGTGGATAATCCCAAAGACAGGAACTTTGACAGGACTTTATGCCGCTATTTCAACGGCAAATACTTCAACCAATGCTGTTCTTAGAGGCGGATTATATGACATAGATGCTAATGGTGAATGTAACGAATTACAGTATTATGTGGACATAGATTTATCCGCCTGTTCAAGTGCGGCTTTGTTTGGTAACACTTCTTGGAAAGATGCAGATGGGAGTAGCATTAGTGCGCCAACAGTTACAAGAGGCGAACAATATATGGTAGGTTGGGTTCAAACAAATTCAAGTGCTAATAGCAATAAGCCAAAAATATGGCACAATAATTGTCCATACCCAACAGGTCAAATAGGAATGGGTCAAATGAATTCTTGGGGCAATCCATCCACTTTCAATAGGATTACGTCTGGAAGTTGGAGTTATACATTACCAAAATCATTTGGAGCATCAGATAATACAACCACAGGTGTATGCAATAAATTATGGATGGGAACTTCAATAACTTCTAAGAATTATGTTCCAAAATTATGTGCTAAAATCACGGAGTGATAAAATGTGGAAACTAATAGAAATTGATGAAGATGGGAACATAACAGAAGAAACAAGGAATGCATCTTGGGAAGAAATACGAGATATGAGAAATGGTTTGTTAGATTACACAGACCAATATATGTGGTCTGATAGGTTTGATTTACTTACTGAAACGCAAAAGACAGAACTACTTACATATAGACAAGAATTGCGTGATTTACCCGTAACAGGTTTTGATGCAGAAGATACAGAAACAGAAGGAGCAAACAATACTTTACTTAATTTACCAATCCAACCTGATTGGATGAACTAAACGAGATGATAAAATGGCACTAAGAATAGAATACGAAACCCCCTATGGAATAACTTGTGAATACGCGCATTGCGTGGTGACTGACACTAATTGTAGTAGAATGATGGAACACTCTATTGTTGATGGTGAAGAAGTTGAGACAAAGAGATACCCAATTTATTTCAGTGGAAAAATATACGCTAGTGAATCTGCGTATGATGATGGGTCTTCACCCATTGGTGGATTCGGTGGTAATTTTGAGATGAATGATTCTGCTGCTAAGACTCAACACAACATAGTAAAACAATGCTACATTCACTTGAAAACGGTGGATGGGTTTACTGACGGCGTAGACTGTTAATATGAAAAAAACCATTTGCATATTCTGTTTGGCTTATCGGCCATTAGAAATTTGCAGTAGGGGTGGGGTTTTCTGCTGTTATTGTGGTAATTATCAGAAACTGTAAAACCGTGTGCGTATACCCCCTACTTTGGGAGGCATATTTATTTCTAATTTGCAATCTAATTTCATGGGCGGAATTTACCCAATGCAATGATACCAACTACTAGTCTATATGGAAATAATAGCAAATCTACTACTATCACTATTCATCATCCTCTAGAATGAGGTCATCAAAATCCCACTCAAACATACTCAACAATATATCAACTAACCCAAACATTATTTTTTACCCCAATCAGTTCCTTCAATTTGCGCTTCCCAATAATCCCAATCCCAATCGGGGAATTTTTCCTTTAGACTCAATTTACTACTATTCCTATTTTTCTCATCACCCAATACCAAAACCTCGTAAGTTCTATGCCGTAGTTTTCATCTTCCATCCCAACGCACTGGTGTAAAAAATACACCGGAGGTTAATTTACATTGCGTGATAATTGGAATAAATCAATAACTTTTGGTTAGTTTCTTCACGAACCAAGTCAAAAAAAGTTGTATACATGAAGGCAAGTTAAATGGAAAGTTTCATATGTAGAAATTTTTCACAAATATGGGTTTATCTCTATTAAAATAATAGAGAGTTCTCTCTATTAACGAAATAATAGGGAGTATGCCCCTATTACGTGATGGAAATTTTGACGTAAAAAAAAGAGGCACTATGGCCGGAATTATTCTTCCGACCATAATGCTTTACATTTTCTACATTGCCATATCTTAATTTCATCAAGACTGCCAACATAAACGCCTTTGATGCGTTTTGCTATTGTTGATTTATCGCAGTATTTGCATATTTCACGGAGAGCCATTATTTCTCTGCCTCTCTTCGGAAATTAATTTATCCATGTATTCTTCAATACTATCTTCGGAATACTTACTGTTTCCAAAGGCAGCGAAGAAGAGTAAAGATATTACCAATACAAACACAAACCACGCTAATATGTCCCAAGTATCCATTTACCACTCAACCTCCAAGTCCTTAACTAGTTCTTCCTCTAGGGAGAAACCTTTAACCATTTTGTTCTCAACCCCATGTTTCCACAAATCATACACTAATTCACAGTCACTTAGACAGTATTTTGCTACTTCTGAATAGCCACCGGATTTCCATACAATTGGAGCATCAGCACTATCCATTAGTTTCTCAGCACCCAACGTATGTTGAACTAGATTATTCAGACTATACCTTTCCTTATGTTCAGATGAAAGTATTGCACTGGTGTCAATATATGCCTTATCATCAAAATACTTCTTGATACAATAAATATCCATTGCGTTCTTCAATACTGGTAAGTCAAAGTTTCTGATATTATGGCCTAGTAGTTTACCACCCTTTTCAAAATGTTCATCTAAATCGAACTTGAGTTGAGATAGTGGTTTGATTTGCACGTTGCTTTTGGCTAAATCATCCACTGCTTTGTCAATGTAAATTGTGCCTTTGTCGCCATCCCAAGTGCAAACCGTAGACACTAGAAACATGTGGGTGTTATCCCATCCACCAATCTCATGAGAGAAGTTCTTGGTTTCTAAATCAATTGCAAGAACCGAACTCATCTACTCTTCATCCTTAGATTTCTTTGGCTCAGATGTCCACAAGTTGGCTATCTTCTGTGCTTCAGAAGCCTTCGGGTCAGGTGCATTTTTGGTGTTTTTCTTCGTCAAGAACCCTACAAGTTGACTATCTCCTACATTCAACATTGTTTGGAGTTCCCAACCTTCTTGTCCATGTGCATTCAACTGTTCAATTATTGTTTTTGGGCCTTCTCTAATATCAAAGACCAAAAACTTGTTTTCGTATGTTATTTTACTCATTGTTCATCCTTCCTTTTCATTTTTACATATCCATATCTTCCTACTCTTCGCTCCTCATAGTTATCAGATATTTTCTTGTAGTTTCTATACACCTGTGCTTGTCCTCGTCTAGTATTCTTCATGATATGAGCAATTAGTTGTGTCTTGTTAAGCCACTTTTCTCCATCAATAGTTCTAGCATTTGGGGTTTCTATTAATTCCGCATATGCTTTTTTGAACTCTCCTACCATTGCCCTTTCTTGCATAGACTTGTGTTCCGCCTTTAGTGCTAAGTCAAGCCACGACACCAACGATTTATAGCATTGTCGTGTGATATATGCTCCTTGTCGAACGTGTCTTTCTGTCACAATATAACGGTTTTTCTTGGTTTTGATAGTAGTTCCTGATTCTGCAATACAAGATAATACTGCCATTTTGACCATCATACCTTGCATTCTAGTAATGAAATTGTTTGCTATTTCCATAACAGCAGGTCTACTTGTTTGAACAAACTCTTGAAACTTCCAAGTTTCATTAGTGACAGCATCTGAAAAGCCCTTACCAAACGTAATTGTTCTTAGAGGGTCTTCTCCTGATTCAAAGTAATGTTCTCTAAGTCTTTCATATATCTGAACTAAGTTATCAGCATCAGACTCAACTGGTGCGCCTGAATCTACAATCACACCATAATCTCTTGCAATTTTTCCTCTAATTTCATTCTGTTCTTCAATTGGAACTTCTCTGATATAGATGATAGAGCGTTGCATTAGTCCTGTTTCAGTAATAACAGTAGCGAGGGTTCTTGGGATATATGTGGTAGCCCACATAGAGCGTCTAGAGTTACAAGTAAATGGGTCACCATTCAATAGTTTCTTGTTGATAGGCCAATTCTCACCCCAAAGAGTATTCATCAAAGTATTACAATAATAGATTATCTGACCCTTATGTTGTGTTTGTCTGAATATACCAGTATCGTGAAACTCATCAAATACCATTAATCCTTCACCTTCTAATTGACCGTATATCTGAATAGGAACTTCTATTGTTCTCTCCCTACCAGTGTCGTCATCAACTACTGTTTCTTTTTCTGTTGATGGACTACCAACTAATGCGGCATCTGTGGAATCTCCAATTTTTTGAACATCATAACCAACGTTTTCTCTATCGTGTTCACCAATAGTGCCAAAATTACTCTCAAAGTTCTGAATATCTGTTCCATATCTTTCATTTATGGTGTCAAATAACCTCTTAGAAACTGGGCCTATGAAATTAAACATCTCAGTCTTACCACTACCACTAGTTTGCATCCAAATTACTTGAAGTCTAATGCCTATCCTTCTTGTTTTAGCAGGAATACACACCATGTCCTTGCATATTTGCCCTAATAGCATGTAAAATGCTAACATTGCAGGAACTTCATTGTTAATTGATTGGTTTACGGCGTTAGTCACAAATTTCTCTACAACTAGTGGAATTTTACTACTCTTTGTGTATTCTTTCCCTTCTTGTAGAGACTCGAAATACATTCTATCTATTTCGGCTTCATATTCTTCGTCTTCTCTTAACTTTAGTTCATTATTATCATTACTCATATTCATATCTCCATTTTTTCTTCTAAATTCAGTGTGTTGTGTATTCTATTTGCCAATACACTACCTATTCCATCTAACGCACACAATTCATTAGGTGTTGCTTCTCCAATTTCCATTATAGAGCCATACTTAGCAATAAGCATCTTTGCTTTCTTCTCACTTAGTCCTCTTATCGTGGTTAGCACATCAATTCGCAAATCTGTTGTGCTAATTTTCCTTCTCTTTACAATTCTAGGAGTGTAAACTTCTCTATCGTGAGGTTGCATCTTACAAACTACACAAATCATGTCTGCGGCAGTAAGTGCATCCTTGAACCAAAGTAAACTACAATCAGTGTCAAGAATTATCTTCCCCATAGCCCCATAGAATTTTTTCTTCAACAATACTCGTTGTGTTGCTTTATTCATAGTAGATTTACTGTAATCTACATGTTTTCTAAAGGCGGCATCGAATGAACCATACACAATAACTAAGTTATTATCAAATGCTCTATCCATGTTATCCATTTGATTCCACAATCTGTTGTTTATGATAGATTGTAAGAAATCAAAAGAAGACTTGGCTTCAAAGCATACATCGTTGAAGATATAATCCCCAATTTCTAACCACTCTTTCTCATATGGTATATTGTATTCTTTTGCTTTCTCAATTACCTTATCAGTAAGGTCTGAGTTCTCACGACTATCAATTACTAGTTTCATCATATCTTCCCCAACTTGAAAAATCCTGTCGCTGTTTTTGTGCCATCTTTTTCTGTGTTCACATTAGGGCATAACAAATCTCCCCTGTCTCTATTGTTATCCGCGACCACTCTACTAACAATATAGTAAACTCCTTTTTTCTCATGTGGTAATCCAAATAAGAAATCACCAACTTTAGGTATACCCAATACTCTAGTTTTGAGTTCTGTATGGTTGTAAACAGGAACTTTCATCCCTTCTATGTGTAGCATTTCGGGTTTTGATTCAAACACCACTCTAGCCCATGCTCCACTAGGTGGTATGTTGATAGTTTCTACTTTGCTTGACCACTGTATTCGCAGGTTAATTGGGTGTTTGCATAAATTAATTATACTACCATCACGGTGAGTCACTTCACGAATTTTCCTTGTCATCTAATGCCTCCAATAAATTCAACCACTGTGTATATTCTATTGCTTCTTTGCATTCTATACATCGAGCATTGTGCCAATCTGTAAGATTTAACTTCCTTCCACAATCACACTTCATAGGTGTTCACCTCTAAATCTAGCAGGTAATACCTTTGTGTAGTTACAGTCGTCACAACAAACTCCACCTTTAGATAACATATGACCAACTCCTTGAAAGACACCTCCACATAACTTACAAAGATAATTTCTCATTCAACATACCTCCAACATTTTCCAACACAATATCCCTGTGCAATTAGTTTATCACAACTCGGAGTGTGATACCCTTTAGAAACTATACCGCTAACATACATCTTAGTAACACCATAGTTCCAATCCAACCAAACTTCATCGAGGGAAGCAATCTTCTCTAATTCAACCATGATAGTATCAATGACTTTTTCTTGTTGTTCAGGGGAGACATTTCTCTCCCTTCCTGTAAGTAAGTCTCTCCACCAATGTATGAGATACACCCTAGCAAAATGGCTAGGATTTTCCACCATAATTGAATTGTGTAAGCATGGTAGTATTGGTAAACTACCAACAGGTTCAGGCATTTCAACTTCTATGTCTGCTAACTCAATTGGTTTGACTGAAGGAAACGCTATCTTCTTAGAACCATATTCAATATCAATTGGACATATGTTCTTAGCAGTTTCAAGAATCAAATCTAACTCATCTAATTTGTAATTGACTGGTATGCAAAAATACGATTTATCATCACCGTATGTGCTACTGAGATTCATAGAATTAGGAACTCTTCTGAGTCTGTTTATCTGAATACCAGTCCTATCAAGTGTAGGATAATCCTTAGCCAAGTCGGAATAATACTGTTGAATGCTTCTAATATCAGCCACTCGTTCTCCTTTGGCAATGATGTGGAAACCCTTACCGCTGAAATAACTTCTGAACATGATGTCTTGGTCTTCCAACTTTTGAGCAACTAATACGAAGTCTTTGTGTGCTAGTTCTAACGGTTTATCGTGAGCATCAAAGTCTAGAAACATTCTATCAAGAATAACAGAAGAATCAATTTGTATATTGTCGTTTATCTCTTCAAAGTCATAGACTGTTGTATAGCAATTCATCTTACCATTATACTGGTTAAGCCAGTTAATGTATTCACTTTTTGTCTTTACGACTAGTCTTGGAAACTGTCTTGCCCCTCTTAGGTGGCTTCCTGTCCATACTACTCTCGGAAACTTCATTTGTTTCATCCTCCTTATTTTCATTTTTACCAAAACTGACATTTGCATTCAGTAGTTCTGTTTTGACTGTTTCAATTACAATCTCAGTTAATTTGTGCGTTACCATCTCTTGCATTAACATACCAAAGGGTCGAATCAGAGGTTCAACTACTGTTAAACCAGTTGGGTCATCGTTACCATCTCTCCACACCGTAGGGCCATTAACTATACTAGGTTCTACATCAATTTCCCAAATCAACCGTAGTTTCTCTTCCGCAGTTAACTCTCCATATAGCACTTCAACGAAGTTATTTACTATTGGAGTCATATTCTGTAAGTCTGCAAAAGTCCATTCTTTCTCATTTAACATTTCTAGTATTCTTTCTTTCATCACAACCACCCGTCATCATTAGCAGTGTCACATATTGAGTAATAACTACAAGATGCACATGTTCTAGCATTGTATTTTGTTGGGAACAGGTTTCTCTCGTAGGCATGTATCAACTTAGCAATACCTTTCAGCACTGCGGTTTCACTGGACTTTTTAGCATCTTCTACATACATGTGATTGGATGCAGGGTAATACCAAGACCAATGTGTGATTTGATTATCCCTTGTTAAACCTAGTTCTTCCAATCTAGCATCAGCACAGTTGTCGAACAATAATTTGTAGAATGCCATTTCCTTTCTCATTGAGGTTTTCTTGTATTCCTTCCATGCTCCTGTCTTCAATTCCATAGGAATATACGACTCACCATCTAGAAACATTCTATCAATGATACCTTGAAGATGAACAACATAGTTTCTTTCTAGTCTGATTGATGGAAAATCTTCACGCCTAATTACTATCTTAGCATCAAGAACTTCTTCATTGATTACAGGAATGAAATTATCTATTGTTCCTTCTGCTTTGGAATCCATGAATCTGTTTGCTTCAAATGTAGCAATTGTCTCATACATATCACTCATCTCATCAAGAGGGAATAGGGTGTAACAATAATTAGTTAGTTCACCGTGACTCATATTCTCTGCTTTAGCAATATCGAACTCATCGAAAAATGCCTCTCTTGCATTGTGAACCATAGTTCCTTTCCACATTGCTTCGCTAGTGTCCTGTGGTTTTTGTTCAATGTAGTTGAACTGGTATTTCTTAGGACACCACTGAAACGAACCGAAAGACGACTTACTAATCTTCAAGATGGGTAAGTCATCGTCTCCATATGTTTCAGGATTCCATTGGTATGTGTATTCATTTGTGTTACTACTTGGTCTGCTCATTTTTATTCCTCGCTTCTAATATCTTTTCTATTTCTTTCAAATTTGTTACAATGCATTGATGGCATTTACACTCCCTTCCGTGTTCGGGAGGTGGCCTTTCTATTACTCTAATCTTAGGCATTCCTTTCTCAACATAAACAGAATAACCTATTACAAATTTTGCTTCATTGAATAATACAGTCTCAGCAATGAAATTATCTTTCAACTCAACCACTATTCCTTTTGGTTCTTCAACAGGTTTGTCTTTGTTGAAGTATCTCTCGTATAGTCCTATCATCCAATCCACCCTACGTTTGTTAGACCAAGATAAACCACTGTAAAATCTACTTTTCAGAACCATTCTTCCAACTCACTTTGGTTTCTATCTCTATAAATTTGTGTTATATCCCAACCCATTGCTTGATAGATGGGTTCTGCTTTGCTAATTATTGAATTAGCATAGTGCCTGTAATCAGGAGTATACTCCGTTAGACCCGCAAGATTGTTTGCAGACACATAATTAGGAACAGTATCTGTTCTATTCAAAGGGTGAAAATAAGTCTCATGAAGTCCACTCACTCTGAGATACAAGTATGAATCATCAATTAAGTTGTTAGGGTTCTTAGTATTGTGAAATAACACTCCCTCAATACCCGAACCAATTGTTGGGCGTTTACCTTGTAGAGTAGTTAAATTGGGCTTGTTACAGCATGGGAATTTCTTCCCTTCTGTTATGTTAGATAACTCATGTAGATGATACCTAGTTTGCCAGTTGTTCTTTTGGCAGTTACTACATTTTACTAGGAATCTCTCTTCACGAAATCTACTTCTTTGTGCTAACATTTCAATCTCTATATCTCCATTTAACACTGAGAAGTATTTATCATGTAGATAATTTGTTATTTCTTCTTCTGTTTGTTCCTGCACCCATCTATCAAGAACTTCTAATTGAACCTCTTTTGCTAATGGTGTAATTGCAACTCTCTTAGCAGTAAAGCCAGTCATAACAAACTCTAACTCATCCAAGTATTCTCCGTCTTTCCAAGTAATCAATCCTGCATTACGGTTCTTCTTACAACCCACTCCTAGAGTTTTGTAGAATTTCTCAAACTCTATGGTTACAGGGTGTTCTTCCAATCCCATTACATTTGGAAATATCTTTCTAACATGGGAGTTCAAATCATCTAATATCAGTTGAGCCTTAGAGACATCATCATCTTCCATCTTAACATAGATAGAATCTGTGTGTCCATAAACTACCTTCATCCTAATACCTCTACAACTATTACTACTGCTAGAATTACTTTCATAAATGAAAACAAAGTTCTCAGAAAGGCTAAGGTGGCGAAGTTTCTTTTTGACCACTGTTCAATAATATCTAATGCCATTAACATGTTCATCCCATCACCCCAACATCTTGTAGTATTGAGAATAGACCGTATGTGAATATCGCGTAACAAAGATATTTGAAAAGAATGCCAAAGTCACTAATCATATCACTTGTTAACCTAGCAACTGCAAATTTAGGCTCAAGTTTCTCATGTTTTTTCTCTTCTTCTTTTTTCTCTATTTCTATTTTCGCTGTCTTTACGGGCATTAATCCCACTCCCAATCTCTCATTCCATATGCATAAGAAAATATCTTATCCATTGCAAGTCCTACATACCACATTCCGTAAACTAATACGAAGGATAGTATTGCTATTTTTCCTACTGTTTCAATTGTCTCTATCATAATTCTCTCACCCTAAATGCCGCCTCTCTAATTGCTTCTCTAGCACTTGCGGTAATGCTAGCGGCTAAATCAACGTTAGCCCAACCAAATCCCTGATACGCGGTGATGCCGTAGAAACTCGCCATTAGCCTCTTCACTGCTAGTTGGTTATTGTTCCATTTCACCTTTTCATCTTTTGTTGTGGCTTCTTTCATGTTCTGTTTGTATTTGTTTCTTAGTGATTTAAGTTCAATAAGAGACTTAGGTAGTAGTCCTAACTTGTCTGTTTTGAAATACAACATTTTCTCTTCGGTAACATCACTGAAATCTCTAGGTGTTGCTAAGTTAACAGCCAATTCAGTTGGTTCTTTTGAAAAAGTCTCCCAACTTATGTTACGTGAAATTATCATTGATGGGTAAAGTTGTGCATAATCAAATGCGGCTACATTTTGATGTAGTCCATTTGTGCCTTCACTGAGAGGGTTGTATATCATTGCCCCCTCATACTCCCTCCGTTCCTCTTTCTTGCCCGTAGGGGCTTTCCATGAGGCATTACGCATGAAGTATATTCCACCCATGTTACTAGCGTAGAAGCAAGCGTCAAATGGTGCTTTCAGTAGTCGCTGCAAAGAGAGAACCGCCTCAACGCAATGGTTCTCCTCGTCAATCCTCTTGATTAATTCTACGTCTTTGAATGCATACTCAAGATATGTGTTTGAATCTTCTAACCACGCCTGTCTGAAAAAATCATTCTTATCAGGAAACTTATCACTCACTAATTTCTTATCTCCCAAAACATTCTCTGAGACATAATCCAAAGCAAGAGATGGTAATGTTCCTCTTTGAGCATCATTCCATTGTCTCTCAAACACTAAATCTAATGCCACTGTTATTATTCCCTTAATGGGTTGATACACCGGAGAATACCCTTCGACCTTCTTCTTCCAAATAGTGGGCTTGTTTTTTTTCCAACCAATACCCGATATTTCATCAAAAGGTGAGATTAGTCGCGGGTCTATGTTATGATGAACCATTCTAGTGAACAACTTTGGTATATCGAACTTCCATCCGAACCATGAGACAAGCATATCCGGTTCTTTTTGCATACAATATGCAAGGAATCCACTTAGCATGTTGTATTCGCTAGTGAATCTATGCAAAGTAAAACTATCATTATCGGTTAACTCTATTGTCTTTGATTGTGGATACCATGCAAATATAGAATACTCATCATCAAAGTTATCATAAATCACAATACAAGTAATAGCCTCATCATATTCTCCACCTTGTTGCCATTCCATATCCCAATACCACTTTCGTAAGGGGTGTTCAGGTATTTCCTCAACTTCATCAATCGAATAGCGGTAATGATGTGATACGTCTGCTTCATATGTATTGATGTTGTTAGCCTCTAACGCAACTCTAACATCTTTAGCGTATCTAGGATTGTTAGGTGTCCATGTAACTTTGTATAGTTTGTTTCCATCTATGTTCATTTCTTTTGTTAAGTCAAAGTTAACTTGTATAGTGAACCTACCGTTACTATCCTTCGCAGAGAAGTTTAGTTGGTTATTGATTGGACTAGAACCTGAGAACATATATGGTCTAAAATCAGAGTGGGATATTGTCTCACAATGAATAGACCCGTCTGCATTTCTACCTCTTATTCCTATTCCGTCTTTTACATTACAAATTATCATTTTTCACATTTCCTTGATTGTTTCTTGTTATCTTGTTAAAGTATCTTTCAGCACTCTTTGAAATTAGTAAGTCATTACATAGTTTCATCATAGCAAAGTGCATTGGCACATTATGAATAACCCCTGTCTCCATGATTATGTTTCTAATGGCTTGTGGTGGATATGTTGTAGCATACATACTTCTTCCCGTTCCGCTAGTTTGTAGCCAAGTCACATCTATTCTTTCATCCATATAATCACCTGTTAAGATAAGGTGCTTTCAATAGCAACCTATGGGGTGTTACGAAGAGAACGGGTGCATCATCCTTTAGGTATAATCTAACTACACCGTTCAAGAACTTTGCAAACTGTCCATTAAACTCAACAGTAGCACTATCGCCTTCTGCCATTGTATATTCTATCTCAGTGGAATATGCATCTGTTATGGTTTTACTACTAGATATGGTTAGAACATCATCATCATAGTCAAACTTGTATCTTGCAATGTTTACTACATCACAACCATCACCGGCTCGACTAATCTCTTCTTCGGGTATGATTATCTCTGCCTCATACTGAGTCTTACCAAATATAGGCAACCCATCTCCCCATGAAGGGTTTTCACTTCTAATTTCAGTAGTCAAAGACATAGCCCTATTGATATAAGCATGATGAGGGTGTTCGTTAACTAATGGCACTTTACCAGTAGCAGTTCCTTGAACTGCTGTAATAGTTAGATAGTCTCCAAAGTCTAAACTAACCACATCATTAAACCCCTTCAAATACTTCACAGTTTTTTCAATATCTATGATTGCTGAACCACCATCTACAAACCTTTCAGTTTCTTCTATGTTAACTCTAGAAGAACATATCGTTGTTGAATCTGCATTGTAAGCATAGACATAACTACCATAATACTGTATGTGTGCATAGTTACTTAGTTGTCCATTCTTAGTGGTTTCTCCACTATTGTATTTGCCTTTTAGGGCTACACTTTCTATTAATTCCTTGAATTTGTTATTTTCCATAATAATTATCATTCTTTCATCTCCATTAGAGAACACCCCCTGTCTGTTTAGACAGGAGATGCCCTCATGGTTTTTGTGAAGTTCAGCCCCAAAGGAACTTTACTTCTTCGCGCATTGCAACTATCTTTGCTGAACACTTAGGGCAGAAGAACTGCCTCTGTCCTAGTGTCTTCAAACTGCGCCAGTCAACATCGAACACTGCTTTTGATAACGCCCTACTATTACGCGGGTCATATACGTTAATCACAACATTCTTCTTGCAAACTGTGCGTTCTCCTTTCTTAGCAGTAGAAGGATGCCCTACACAATCAATGTGAACTGCGCTCCTATACTGCCGTATTTTTTCTACGTTTTTCATTTTTTCATCCATTCAGATTCCTCCTGTTTTTATTTCCTTTACCCCAATCCAATCAATCTCACCGTCTTTGATGCTTAACACCTTACGGCGTGTTCCAATCAATTCAGGCATCCTAGCACTTGCTTCAAAGAGAGCAGTATATTCTGCTCCTCCTTTCTTCAAAGTCCTCTGTGTCCTAATGGTTGCAGTAAAGATGTCCTCTGTTGTTGAATGCCAATTGGCCTCAACACCAACAGGGTTGGGATTGCCAGCATACTTGTCTTTTGAATGTGCTATCACTATTCTATGACAAGGCATCTCAAGTATTTGCTTATGCAAGAAGTTCTTGTAAGGAGTATTCCTATCTCCCCAAACATATGGAGGTTGCTTGATAACTGTATCAGCATCCATCTTATGCTTCTCTCGCATCTTAGTCTCACATACATCAGTTAGAAGTTTGTCTGCACCATCAACAATAACTGCCTTTAGTTTACCTTCATGTAGACACTCTAAAGCCATCTCATAGAAGGTTCTTGCATTTTCCATAGTAGCATCAAAGTCAACTAAACTGTCATCCTTCCTTACTATTGGATTGTCTACTATGATATTGTCTATATTGTCATAGTGGTTTCGTTTAACATCAATTGCTCTATTGTCAAAGTCAAAGACGTATACCTTCATGTCGTTCTTAATGTCTTCATCAGATAATATGTCCATTGCTATTGCTGATTTGGCTGATTTGGGTTCTCCCCAAATGCCAAGACACATGTAAGATATGGCGACTTTCGCCTTATGCATTATCTGCACCAGTCTTTCTTGCTTTCTTTCTTCATACGTTTTTGTTTCATTTGTATTTTTTGTCCAACTCATATTCATTCCTATTCCTTTCAGTGTGGTTGACCATTCTATTGCCTACTGTTGCCAGTATTTCATTTAGGCCATCTAAATCTACCTTTATTCTTATTTCCTTACTGGATTTGGTGTGTAATTTCATCCAATACTCGCTACGTGTGTCATTGTTCTGTTTCCATGTAACAAAATCAATGTTGCTTGCTCTTATCGCATAAGACTGACCATGTATAACATCATCATCTTCTGCGTAAGAGGTAATCTTGTATTCATTGTAATATCCTTTATTCATTTTATCAACTCTTTGAGTTAGGGGCATTGCACCCCTAAGACCAACAATGGGTGTATGGCTACACAGTTGCGTATTCAGACTGGTGTCCAGTCGTCGTCAAACCCATCCGAGTCATCCTCGATATGAGTTATCTCATCAGGGCTTCCACCCCTAGCCTTTGTTACGAGAATCCCATTCACGTTAAGTGAAACGGGGCGTAAGTTACCATCATCATCAGTTCCCTGTGAAGTTCTTCCTACAACAACCACCTTTGAACCTGCACCGAACTCAATCGCAATATGCGGTGGAGTCCAACATGTTAGGTCGGCATCATCAAGGGAGAACTGCGAATTAAAATCCGCCAACACAAAGTATCTGTTCCCGTTCTTAGTGGGGTTCATGTTTATGGTAGAAACATCACCATCGGTGAACACGAATCTATCGTTATATTCCTTACTCATAACTCCTGCATGTGATGCATCTAAGTCAATGATGGGGCAGTAATTACCCTCACTATATTCCATTAATGCATCTTGCATGTTTATGTCCGATGTGTCTTGCTTACGTGTATCGTCATCTGACAACTCACTGTTGTAAACTAGAGATTCAAGGGTTCTTTTCTTTCCACCGTGAATCTTACTACCATCATTTGAGTTAATGATGCAGTCAAAGTGAACGAAGGTGAACGTCTTAGGAGTGAACTCCTTAGTTGACTCGCCCTTGTAGTTAAAGTAATACTTCCCCATTCTTCCTTCCACTTCTCCGATGAAGACTCCTGAACGCCTCCACTCAGACTCACCTAGTGGCTTGCCATATCTTGACTTGTTCCACTCAGCGTCATTAGTGTCAAGAGGAACAACATAAGTTCCATCTTCCATATCAACGTGGTTAGCAGGTAGTTTCTCTACTACCTTGACTAGTTCTTGTTCATCTCTCATCAGTCTTCCTTCATACTTACCATCACTATCGGTAAACACGGCTACTTGACCAGTAGAGAAGGAAGTATCCTTATCTCTCCTGTAATCAGCAACTATTGTTTCATTCTTTCTTGCCAACATGTCTCTTGCTTCGTCTAGCGAAACAAAGAAACCGAATGCTTGTTTGTAGAATCCACCACTACTTCTTGGGGTGTCAGTGTCAGTAGTTTTCTTCTGCGCTCTTAGCGCATTGTTGTAAAACTCCTTCCACAGATTCAGAGCCAATCTTGGCTCATCAGATACTACAACGGCGTTCTTCTGACAGATGTCATCAAACCTCGCTAAAGCATCTGCATCGGACATGCCGATAGCATTCGCTGTTTTTGCAATCATTTCTTTTACTTCATTTTCATTCATTTTGGGTTTCCTCCATTTCTTTTATTCTCTTTTTTTCTCTTCTTATTTCCACTAGTCCTTCTGTCAGCATGACTAAGCCACACAATATCCAAAAGAAGTTGGAATCTACGCTGATATAATTTAGTGTATTCAATATAGGCAGCACAATCAGCAATGCACCGCCAAACACAATAATCTCATAGCGTAGTAGTAGATGTTCTACATCTTTCAAATCCACTACACCGTCTTCGTTAATATCTAATTTACTCATTACCATCTCCTCCTTCCTCTACTTTCAAATCTCACAAAAAATCTTAACACGATAAATCCTAGTAAAATTGCCACTCCTTCCATCAAATCATCTGCCCTATCATCCACGATGCTAGAACTTTAGGAGTCATATTACTACTTCTCCATTCTGCCTCTCCGACCACGCGGAGCATCTTGAACTTAGACTGCGGCGTAGTATCCGACTTTATGATAATATCGTGCAAATTAATGCAGATAGTTTTCATGTCTGTTGAAGTGTAAATCAGTTTATGCACCTTCTCTAAAGCATTATCATAGTCATTTTCATATATCATTTTCATTATTTCAGAGTATGGTTGTAGACTTCTATTTATTTGGTTATCAAGGCTTCGATTACTCGATGAGGATGCCTGTAATTCATTGATTCCTCGTCTTAAGTCTCCCGATAGGTAGGTAATGAACCTTTCTAACTCGCTCTCAGTGTAGCGTTTTACGCCTTCCTTTGCCAAAATATCAGACAAAATATCCAACATCAAACCTGATTCGATTCTATTGAAAGCATAGTTACTTGCCCTAGATTGTAGTGGTAGAATTATCTTATGCCTGTCATTACAAGTAATCACAAATCTGCAATTATCAGCATATCTCTCCATCACTCTCTTGAGAGCATTCTGAGCATCTTTAGTCATCCCATCCATTTCATCTAGTAAAATAATTTTGAATGGTGCTTCACCTAATCTCTTAGTAGATGCAATTTCCTTAATCTTGGTTCTGACAGTTTCTAACTTTCTATCATCAGATGCATTAATCTCAAAGAAGTTTCCTTGTTTATCTTCTCCCAATAAATCATTGACTAATGATATTGCTGCTGCTGTTTTACCAGTTCCTGCAACACCATAGAGAATAACGTTAGGCATGTTACGGTTGACTACCCAATGTTCTGCGTCTAACACAAAATCAGATTGTCCTACTATACCACTAAGCGTGGTTGGCCTATATTTTTCAGTCCATAATTCACTCATTCATTCACCTTCTTTACATGTCCACATCGTGAACAAACTAAGTTTCTTCTCTTAGTGTAGTGATGTGGTAACACATGTAAACATGAACCACATACCATTTCCATTTTATTAATCATTTTTATTCCTCCTCTCTAACTTAGCCACTCTTCTTTCAAGTTTTGAATAGGAGTTTTCCTTCTTTAGTTTCTCAAGGTCTTGTATAGACCACGATGATAAGATATTGTTAATCCATGCACTTCTTTCAGTGAGAGCCTCCCACTTCTTTACATTTTCATTTCGTATATGAACACTATATTTTGGCATCTATTCCTCCCCCTGTAAGTCACGCATATGCATGTGAAATAACTCCATTTCTTCATCATGAGATAATTCTTTACGAGGTCTTTCACTGCGTTTATTCTCTCTATACTTACGATTAGATGCACGTATTTTATCACGAAATTCAGATGTCTTGTAGCGCACACTAAAATACTCTCTTATGTATTCCCTTTGTCTTATTTGCCTTTTAGTCATACAAGAATCGTGTCTAATTCTTGGTCTTCCGCGCCCATAATATGGCACAAGTTCTCCACATTGCACACATTTCTTTTCAATACTCATTCAAAACCACTCCGCTAATCCTTGTTGTGGGATAATTACATCTGTTTTCTTTCTACGTTTCTTCTCTCCTAAATTGAGAAGCCTACACTCGCCATTGTTTAATCTTGTTTTAGCGAATGTTTTGAATTGTTCATTCTTTAGTAAGTCATCTAGTAAATATGACTCATGAGCCTTTAGCCCCAATCTCCTAGCAATACTAGGTAGTTTGGAATAAGCCCCTTTTGTTGGTAACTTCATCTTACGACTCATCCTACCAGTATGTGCATAGGACAATAACTCATAGAAGTATGAGATAGGCCACCTTCTCTTAACAGAGTTATCCACAAAAGACAACCTGTTAGGATGAATGTTTGGAACTAACCATGATAAGAAATGAATATCACTTGGCTTTGATATTTTCAACATAGTTGCTACTTCATCCCTGTTTGGGTTTTTCAAATACTCACTAATCATAGGGAATATATCAATCTCGTAGTTCTTAGGTTCTACTGCTCTAGGTGAAATCATCTCTTGCTCTATCTTCTTACCTGCTCTCTTTAGTTTGCATAAAGAGAATATAACCTTCGGCACTGATTTCTGATTATCCGAAATGAGAATAACCTGACCACCATACTCTAACATGGTTTTCTTTATCAAATCAGTTTTAGGTTTGTAATGCACTTCATCAATAATTATTCCCCTCTCTATGGGGATGCTATAATTATCAGTAATGTCATATTCATTAGCATACATGATAATAGGATTATCTGATACTAAGGACAGTGCTTTGTCCATCTTATCCATTAGTGTGTTCCCTACTATTATCATTGGTTTGTTATTCATATGTTTATTCGCCGTCTGTATTAGGCTCATTCATTCTCACTTCCATTATTTCTCTGTAACTACTGTGGCAATTTCCACATTGTATGTTTGCTACATACCATTTGAGTTGTTCTTCTTCCTGCACTCCGACCTCAAAACCAAAGTGCTTATCTCCACATTCTCTACAACCATCCATTAGTAATCTAATCAAATGGTTCTTGATAACCTCATCATCAGTAAGTGCTAATGCGAGAGCAGGAGATTTTGATAGGTTAGCCCTCATCACTTCCATTGCACAAATAGAACATAGCGTCTCGTAGTTACTATCCCCTTCTCTTCTATTGCAACGACCACATAGCATTTAGAGAACCCCCTTCATTCTGAGGATTTCATCTAATCCCTTTGCAGTTCTATGTCTCTTATTTTCTACTATCGAAAGTATCACTAGAAACCGCATCCAACTATCCTTACTTTCTTCACTACCAATTGTTAGCAAAGAGTCATGTGCATCAGGAATATAGGCTTCTACGAAATTGCGTATGTGTTCTAATCTACCTATCCTCAATATGGGTCTTGGCCTAACTTTTGATTCAACGTCTTTGATAGTTGAATATATCCCATTCTGCATGAAGACCCGTTGTATCTTTTGCAAGAGGAACATGTCTCCTCTTATCACAATGGATAGTTTCACCTTGTAGCCCAAGTCATGGTTCTTGTCTTTGTTTACCACAGATACAGGCTTTGCAAGAATAGCACAAACCCCTGTAATTATGTCCTTGTTAAGACCAACAACAGAAGTCAAGTTCCACATGTTTATCTCCCGTAATTATAGGCACATAAAGGTTTACCCTATGCTATCATCTGAACGTCTAACATGGAGTTACACTCCTTAGCGTATTTATCCTGTCTGATTCTAAGCACTCTTGGAAAACGAAGTCCATAATTGCCGTCTGAATCTCTAGAAATCAAATCACATGTAATCTCTAGAACTATTCTAGGTAACACATGGAAGGTTTCAGCGTCATATTTCTCCACTATCTTCTTCAACTCAGTTGTTAGATACACTAAATCACCTTCTGATAATCCAGTGCCAACCGAACCTATTGGTGTAAAACCAGTAGGGGTAGAATCATCCTTCACAGAGATTCCAAATGAACCAAACACATTCCTTCTCTTTCCATCACCATATTTGGCAGACGTAATTACAACGTCTAAATCAATTCTAGGTGGCTTATGTTTCATCATAGAGTTAGTTCTTTTACCTGCGTTATACGGGGCTTCTAAATCTTTAATCATAACTCCTTCAAAGCCCTCGTTAATCGCCATATTGTATGCTTTTTCAATATCACCATCAGTGTATGAGTCTGCTCTATTCCACGAAGGGAAATCCGGCATGTGCATCAATCGTTCTCTATATGGATTCTCTACTAAATTAGTTCCCATGTAAAACAATATGTCAAAGATAACAAGGTGAACTGGACAATCGTGAACTGCACTTTCAGTGTCCTTAGAATGAACTCTTGTTGCTAATTTCTTATGCTCCGCAGGAACATTAGACCCCTCTCTTTCCACTGGATATATTTCAGTGTCTAAGATGAAAGTGCTTGCGTTGAATGTTTTAACTAATTCAACAACATCAGGATACTGTCTTGTTACGACCTTACCTTTACGGTTGAATATAATTACACTGTCTCTTTCTCTGTGTATCTGATACCTATTACCATCATATTTGAAATCAATAATGTAACTAGCAGGTGTCTTATACGGAGATTTGTATTTCTTAGCAAGAGAACATGGGATATATTTTCCAACCCCTGTTATTGTAGGTGGGGTATTTCCATTTGAAAGATACCTAAACACCTCAGAGGCGGAATGTATCTTTAGGTATGAATCAATTTCCTCAGTTGGAAACCTCCTCTTCAATACTCTAGCCATTGCTTTAGTTCCAATACCGTTTCTCGGATGCCTAAGCCAATAGCGGATAAACCACTTAACCTCTAATGCAGACATTTCATTTAGTGACTCACTAATTGTTGTGTATGAGTTACTGTTGATAGAAGAACAATCCAATGTTAGAATAGAATATAGATTCCTGATTGTTAAATTAGAATCCTCATTCCATTCATCCTCTAAGAACATCTTGAGTCCTTCGCCTAAATCACCCCAAATATCTGCTTGAGTGTTTACTTCATCCTCAAACATCTGCAAAGAATTGGCTAACCAAGTTACGGCTCTTTTGTTACCGATGTTATTCTTGTCTATGTTCAATGATAGAATATCTAAAACAAGTTGAGGGTCAGAGAATGAACTCAATGACTCATCTATTATTGTAATTTTATCAGTTGTTCTATCCTGCTGTTCTATTGCTTCACACATTCTTGCAAATCTAATTAGACTCATCCTTACTCACCTTATTCTTATTGTTTATTTTGACTAACGCCTTTACTAACGTGTCTAACTCTTCCATATTTATTCTTATGCCCTTTCTAGTGGGCTTACCATCACTATACCATCTAATGTCTACGACATCTTTCTTCCAGTATGTTCCTGCTTTCACTAACATCTCCGATGTAGCGTTTCTAGGTATTCTTGCTATTGTTTCAAAATCATCACTCATGCATACCAACCTTCCTTAAATCTATTCAATTCCTTTAGCGAAGTGAAGGTTCGTATGCCCTCAACATCATCTACTCTAGATGCAATATACACTACTCCACCTAGACTGCTAACTTTGATTATCTCATATGTTCTATTCTCAGGATGCTCAAACACTTCCATTGTCTCTATCTCCGGCACTAAGCCGTAATGCTTAGACAAGTCAGAACTGATTGAACTGATATTGTTAGCCACATACTTCACAATCAATGCCTTTTGAATAGGCACTTTAGCGTCAACCACCAATTTTATTTTACCACTCTTTTCACATACCTTACATTTATTCCCTTCACAAATAGGACAGGGAATCTCCGCAGGTAGTGGAGTTGGAAACTGGACAGTTACTGCTTTCTTTTTCATTCTCGACCATTCCATACACGATACTTCATTTCATATTCAACGGTTACGTCAAATGGAAATGTAGCAAACATAAGTGTGGCATTGCCAAACTGTGGTGCGTATCCTGTATTCCAAAGGAGGCCATCTTGGTCTAAGTGTCCTGTAATGTAAAACGAATAGTTGTTAAACAATACAGAGTTATTCACTATGTCGAAACTAAGATGTGTTACATTGTAGTGAAAATAGTCTAACTCAATCATACCATGTGTGGTATTGACATCTACCCAAACGGTTTCCTGTGTTGAGTTATTTACATCATTGATTAGATATGTGAATGAACCACTAACAGTAATCCAATCCTTTGGTGCTTCTTCCTCAGAACCATACACCTCTTCAGGTGAAGGTAGGGTGCATCCAGTTAGTAGCGTTGTCATCATTAGTAGTGCTAGTATTTTCGTGTAGTTCATGCTTCCATCCTCCTTAGTGTGGTATCAGCAACAGTGTATAGAGCGACCCCTTCCTTATCGGCCACATATTGTGCTGTGTCTCGTATCATTCCAAGTAGTTGTCCGATATTTTCTGAACGTATCAGAAACTTATCTAAGTCACATTCTAAGGATAGAAGCCTATCCTGCACATCTCCTTTTTCGGGGTCTACACACATGCGCTCTAATTCAGCGATTCTGTCTTCTAATTCCTTTATTTTGTCTTCACTCATACTTCTTCATCTCCATAAAAATCATCTATTGATGGTGTATCCTGCACATCATAGACATATGGTTCGCCCTCTACGTGTAGGTTTTCAGTCTTTCCTTGTCGCTTTAGTTCCCTCAAAAGGTCTTTTTCATGCTGAACTTCCATCATAATTTCAAATGCTCTGACTAGTTTCTTACTATCATAGTCAACCATTTCATAGATACCATTCTTCTCAACCATACAGGTTTCTAGCATCTTTCTCATGTGGCAAACTAAATCAGTCATCTCTTTCAAATCCTTTACTAAGAGTTTCACACCTTTAGCAAGGTCAGTTGCTTCTTCTACTAATTGTTTATTCTTATTCATTTTCTTCATTCTCCTTTACTGTTGGGAATACTGCCTCTTGAAAGGTAAGTAAATCCGCTTCTTCAAATGTAGCAGTAAAAATACTACCACTAACCATATGAATATCTACATCAAATGTATTCTTCTTCAACATACCTCGCTGAACCTCATTAACACATAGCGCACTAATGTCGCTCACCTTGAGTGTAGTCAGTCCCGATTTAGTCGGGAGTTTAATTACTCGCGGGTGAAAACTCATTCCTCTTCACCACCAACAAAATACTCAGAACCTGCCCACTTTTCTGCTTCAGAAATAGTGTGTGTTAATCCTATACTCCAATCTTCATGCTTTCTAAATTCCTTCATATACCAATCAGGGTTGGTCTTTTGCATATCTTCGATAATTTTTAGATATTGTATTGCATTTCTCAGTGTTGCTCTATCAGATATAGTTGTGGAGTGTCTGCGTCTCATTCCTCTTCACTTCCAGTATACGTTGTTTCTTGTTCAAGTAATCCATAAAACACCTTCTTGGCTAGTATAGTCTCAGGGTTGAATGCAAGGTATTGGTTATCTCCCAACACAATTGCAGACTTTAGGATAGGCTTCCATGTGTTTATGGTCTTCCAATCCGTTCCACTGAAATATGCATGTCCAAATGGGTGGGTGTGTATCCAACACTTAATCGGAATTTGCATTGCAGAGCCATTAACCAACTCATCTTCATGCCCTTCAAAGGACACAAAGGATGGGTTGCCACTACTGATATACAAGTCATCCTTGTTATCAACAATAACCTGCACTTCCATTCCCTTTAACGCATCGAGAGACATCTTCCATATTGCTGTTAGAAATATCTCTGTTGAGTTATTTGGATATAGGAATTCTATATCATCTCTTACATCTCCAAACACATCTCGTATATGTCCTTTCCAATCAAAATCTTCCATCGTTTCTGTTATTTCTATTTCTTCATTCATTTTTTCATCT